GATAATTATCTTGGCCTGGACCAATACCAGAGGTAAGAGTAGCCTGTCTTCTGCGTTTATCTGCGTTGATAAAATTTGCTGTTTTATCTTGTTTGATTCGACGGGCAACGGTTATTGCACCACCTTTTTCATCTGGATAATTTGGGAGATTCGCCCAGGCCACTCCTTTAAACGCTGGATCCTTTCTCATCCCAGTTCTTTCTAAAACCATCAGCGGGAAAATTAAGAAACCATTATCATCTCTTAATTCTTTTTTCATTTTAATCTGGTTAGAACGCTCGCCGCCGCCCCAAATAATACCAACCTTTTTGAAACCTTTATTTGTATTTGCGTGAAGATTCAAAGTCTCATTAAGGTAGTTATACATAGCAATATCAATCGTTTCGATTGTTGAGGGCATCATAGATATTTCGCGTAGAAATCCATCAGCATTCTTAACGCCGGTATGGGAATAGAGTTCTTGTGGTGGTTTTTCTGGTGGTGAATTAGGTGGCATCGAAGAGTCCTTGTCTTGAGATTCCGCAAGTAGCTTTTAATTCAAGTGAATTACCAATTTGACCGAACAACTGTTTTGGTTCTTCAAGTGTAAAGATTTCATAATATAGGCCGTCATATTTAACAAAATCTCCTTCGCGAACGAAAAGATCTTGATCTTCTTTCAGACGACGATGGTGAAAATGGACAATAATTTCGGATTTCTTATCCATGCCGAATCCATCGGTCATGGTCGAACCATAAGATGACCACTCAACCAAAGCATAAACTCTTATTGGAGGGAGAAAATTTTTAACAATTGCTTCTCCATAAAGAGGATGATAGTTGGTAGTAATATGATCGATTGGATAATAGAAGACTTCTTGACCAACAACCCTTTCGATCAATTCGTCGTTGACTTGCTTAACAAGGTCTTTTTCCTTCTGTCCAAGGAATAAAGGAGGGGGAGCGAATTCCGGTTCAGTCCATTTATTGTTTGCCATTTATCACCCCTGGTAAATGAGAAGTTGTAGTTTCTCTTGGACCTTAGTTGTACTGTCTATTATACTAGCATTGATCTCGGCAAGTTTGGCATAGGTTAATTCATCGAGAGTTGCCTTCAACTCTTCTTTAAGTTTGTCTTGTTCTTCTCTTGCCGAAGAAATTAATTCTGATCCATTAAGATTGACTGTATCGCCTGGGATTGGAATAGTGCTGAACTTGGAGCGAATAAGACCAAGTGTTTCCTTAACCAAAGCCAAAGCATAACGACGAATCCATTGTTTACCAATAGCGTTTATATTTTGATATGGAAGATTATCAAATGGAAGAGTATTCATATTAGAAATTCCTTGCTCATTACCCTTGACACTTCCAGAAGCACCAGGAACAGCGGCCCAAGGATCTACACCATTATCAAATGTAAATTCGAACCACATGTGTCTAACGATACTCGTTTCTGGGATAGGAAAGATCCTTAATTTATTATTAAAGATTTCATAGGAATAGTGGGACAATCTAGTATAAAGATGGTCTTCATAAGCCATTGCTTGAAGTTTATTTTGCCAAGAAGGAATAATTTCAAAGGTAGTATCATCGGCAAACTGACCGTAATAATTCAAATTACCAACAACATTTAGACCACCATAATAACCATAAAATCTCCAAACTGCTGCTGGTGATTTATAGAATACTCTTCTAATTGTAATTCTATTTGAACTTGCGCTAACAAAGGAAGCCGAGTAAGCAACTGGCGCTCCTGTGGCTGGTTCGATATTGCTAGCAACATTATCTGTTATTATTTGTTGAAGGTCATAATCCTGCTGCTCAGTAGACAATTTGAATGAGGCTTGATAGTGCGAGGTAGTACCTCCAGCTACACCAGCTTCATTAGCCATACCAATGGAAACTTGTTTAGCATAACCTACTTCAAATCTTGGATAGCGGAGATTAACATTGGCGGCAGCTAACATTGTTTCTTTCAATTGACCGTCTTGATTAAAAGAACCAGTTGTTTTACCAAGCAAACTTGGAAGAGCATTCTTCGATTGATGAATATTCATTATATATGAATATTCTAGTGTTGCTTCTTCGTAAGCAGCGTAGACGTTTCCGACAGTTATTTCTAAGTCTAAAACATCACCACCAAGTTTTTTATAAGTATAGGCTACTTGGTCGCTGGCACCAGAGATAAAGTTCACATCGTATCTTGGTGAAGTAGGATCAGAATAAATACCAAAGGGATAATGAACGGTATTGCCAGCACCATTTCCTGTAGTTGCTGTGGAACCTGTTGCAGTTAGAATAACTACATTTGTCTTGCTGACCGGCGAATACGCTGGATAGGACATTCATAACCCCTCCGTCAAGTAAATAGTATCCATAAACAAGAAACCCCCTGTATCCGAAGACACAGAGGGCACTTGCGATAAATCTATTTAGATATTATCAGGAGCTTGAACCACCTTCACCGAGGAGGCCACGAACGACGACCAAGCCGTACATATCGGGGCGAACCATCTTCTTAGCGTAGCGGGTCATGACACCCTTGCGTGGCACGAAGTCCTCAACACCAAAGATGGTAGGAGTGACTTGTAGTGGAACGTAAGGAGCGTAGACATAACCGCTCTCCAAGAAGGAACCGCCACGACGGCCAACGAGGACGAGGTTGCGGGGGAAGTAAGGATCGACGTAGACATCCCACTTCTTGCTGAGTGAGCCGACCTTGACAGCACCGATGGTGCCGCGTTCGTCGTCAGCGGTAACGCTTGCACGGAAGCCAGCGGTGAACTCTAGGATGTTGGCAACTTCGGGTGAGGTCACGACGAAGTTAGCGCCACCACGGAGAGTCTTGCGGTGGATTTGTGCAGAGACATCATTGATTGTTTCAATGAGTGTTTCGTACCACATTGACACATTGCCGGTGAATTCAGGAGCAGCAGCCGAAGCGCCGACTTCAGCACCGGTAATACGATTGACGAATAGACCAGGTGAACGCGACCAGTAGTAAGTACCAGCGGTGGCACCCTTGATCAAGTCTTCAAGGATTTCACGATCAATTTCGAGAGCAATTTGCTCAGAGAGGATTGAGGTGAGTTCAACTTCGGCATCGAGGTTGTGGTAAGCGTTGAGGTCTTGACCCAACTCTGGAGTCCACTTAGCCTTGAGCTTCTTGGTGACGGCTGTGACAGCAATCGAATCAACTTTGATATCGATTTCTGGGATGCGTGTTTCTGATTCCAAGCCCCAGCTAGAAGCACCCTTAACTGAACCAAGACCAGTACCAGAAGAGAAAGTATCTGCTCTAGGCCAAGCCAAACCAACTGTACCCTTGCCGCTAGCAAGTGCTGTTGCAGTAAAAGTGCCTTCAACTGATGCAAATAGCAAATAGATATTTGGAGAGGTTGGGGCACCTGGATAACTACCGATTGATGCTGAGAATGCAGTCAAGCGTCTAACTAAGGTTTGTGAACCAGTTAGAGAACCTGTGGTAGAAATTGCAACAAGATTGTTAACATTCAAATCTGTCAATGAGGATACTGCTGCTCTATCAACATAAACTGTAGTAGTACCAGAAATAAAATCTGGATCAAATCTACAAATTTTATCAAATTGGATTTGGGTAAGACCACCTAGTTCTGCGGTACTGCCACTTCCACCGAAAGTACCTGATGCAACTGCTGTTAAAGTAACAACACCAGAACCAGTTGGCGAAGAATAGCCGTTATTCAAGAAATAAGGGCCACTTTCACCAATGGAAACACCACCAGTAATTTGGCTACCAATACGACCACCACCATAAAGTGATTCAACTGGTGAACCATAGCCAAGGCGAGGAACGCCTGGACCGCTAGTAGATGTAGTGAAATCAAGGAAGAAAATGAGGCCAGAAGGTAGGCTCATTGGCTGAACGCTGACGAGATCCTGGGCGAGAAGACCAGCGAACACGCGGCGGACGAGTGGGAATGCAACGGCAGAGAAGCCTTGAACATCACCACCAGCCATAGATGAAGATTCTTTCAAAAGTTGTTTTGCTTGATTTTCGAGAAGGCGTGCCATACCAGCACGTTGATGATCGTTAGTAAGACCTTCTAGAAGTCCAGTCTTTTCCCATTTGCTGAGAAGAGCTGCGCCTTCCTTCTGGAGATCGCGATTAACGACACCCTCTGTTAATCTTTCAATTAGATTACGAGACATAATATCACCCCCTTTATTTTTAGGATTTTTGCTTTCTATTTTTGGATACCGGCTAGTTTCTTCCAATAATCAAGTTGACTATTATCAACCGACTCGGTTAGAGGACGTTTGCCGTGTATTGTGTGAGAAGGTCTTCTGATAGCCTCGTTCAGCGATTCAACCTTTCTATCGGTTCCGATAGATCGCGCTGCACTCTGAAGTGTTTCAAAGATGACCTTCGCTTCTGAAACAGAAGCGGCCTTACGAATGGATTCGACAACTTGTGTTTTTTGTCGCTCATTCAACGAGGGGTTCGTAAGTACTTCGTTTTGATACAGAAGTTTTGCATTGCTTAGGTTCACTTCTTCAAGTTTACCTTTCAACGCTAAAATTGTTTGCTCTAATAGAGCGTTATTGCTTTGGACTTCAGCAACTTTGGCTTTCAACGATTCGTTGACGCCAGCAAGTTTCTTCATGCCCGCTTGTAAATCTTTAAGTTCTTCTTGACGCTTGGTGTCAGCCAAACGAGCAAGTTCAATCTTTTGTTGATATTGGCGATCCTTTTCTGGACGGCCAGCCCAACCCGTGAAATCACCATTGGTGATGTCGATTACGAGTTCTTCGGAAAGAGATCGAAGATAAGATTCCTCCAATTCTTCTTCCTCTTCTTGTTCCTCTTTTGGTTTCTCTTTTGGCTCTAGACCAGCAGCAGAAGCATTTTCCACAATGAAGCGACGAACTTCTTCCATCAAACCTTCCATTCCAGTTGAAGGAGCGGTTTGTGGCTGTTTGACGGAACCAAGATCAACCTCAGTTTCTTCTGGTTCGTCTACGGGTTCAGTACCAGGCGAAGCATCTGCAAGAAACTTAAATGGATCTTTTAAATCTTCTGGAGGGATCTCTTGGTTTCCATATGCTGAAAGTGCGTTTTGTAGTTGCTCGATAGAAAGTGTAATTATTCCACCGCTTTCATCAGCATGACTAGTTTTTGTATCAACCAAGGAAGCATCTGGAATATCTTCTGGGATAGGAGCAGAAGCAGCGGCAGGAGTAGCCATTGGGTCCAAGGCTGGTTCATCTTGCTCATTCAAGAATGAGTCAATTGCTTCCTTTAATTCTACGGCGTGGCGTTCGATAACTTGATTCTCTGCGAACCTAAGAGCGGCCTCGCGTAGTTCCTTGGCGTCGATAATGGCTTGTTCCAAAAGTGATGACATTTAGGTACTCCGTTCTGATACTAAATAGAAAAACTCAAAATAAATAGTCGTGAGTTTTCCTAAATGACTTCACTTTCTAGCCTGACGAAGCTTCTTTAAAACCTTCTCACGACGGCGGGCCTTGCGCTTTCTCTTGTCGGAGGGCTTTTCATATTCAAGAGACTTGCGGTATTGCTCAATAATGCCGCTTCTCTTTACTTTCTTCATAAACTTTTTGATTGCTGATGTAATTGATTGCCCATCTCGGACTTCCACCGAAACATTTGCGGGCCTCTTAGAGTTATAACCTTTCATAAAACCTTCTTGTTATTATACGTTTGCTGAACCGGACCAATTGGAACCGGATGGAGAGATAGAAGAGTTATTAATTCTTGCTGTGGGGATAGTGGTTAGACCGGCGATGATATCCACATTAGAAGAACCAGATAGCCAGATCTCAGTTACTTTGATTTCCCAAATGTCTGATTTAGGGAAGGTAGTTGGCTCAGTTCCACCAGCATTGGAGATCTGTGGAATAGTGAGGTATCTTGTACCTCGAACACCATTTTGTGAAAAACCAACTTTTAATGCAGTATTACCGGTATTCATTATCTGAACCCAGCGAGTTACATAAGGGAATGAAACCTTTGTTGCTGTTGTAGCATTAATACCACCAGTAACAAAAGGAATACCGGATACTTGATATGATGGGACATTTCCCAAACCAGATGAATAGATAAAAGATTCAGACATTTTAATTCCCTTTCTTATTTAAGTAGTTGCTTCCAAGCTTTTCCGCCCATAGCAACAATAGATGAAATGTCTACGCCGGGATCATTAGGGTCTTGGCCTGAAAGTGGACTGGATGGTGAGCCTTCTGAAATAGGCTCTGGAATGTTTGGAGTTGTTCCCTCAAACACATTCACGCCTCGGAAGGAGTCCTTTCCAATAGCATCTAATAACTTTCTCTTATGCTCTTTTAATTGTCTTTCTCTGTCTTCTTCAGAAGGGCCACGCATAGTTGGCTGAACTTGTTGGGGTTTCTTTGCTTCAACAACAAGTTGCCCGCCAATTCCCTTGGCGACTTCGGAGACAATCGAAGAAAGCAAACCTTCTTTAAGGATGATCTCTTGGACGCATTCCTTAATTAAGGGCTTCAACATTTTCTTTAATTCTGCTTGATTCACATTATCCTCTCTTACCTAATAGATCGTCCAAAATAGAATCTACGCTAGATAGATTTAATTTCTTGCCTTTGCCTTCATAAACGACATTATCCATAAATGCTTTTGGAGTTGAAGGCTCTGAAACAATGTCAAAGCAGATAAGTTGGAAATCGTCTTCTACCAGAGTTGTGCCGCCAGATTGACGAACAGAACCAAGACCGCGAGATGAAATTCCTATTTTAACTCCATCATTAATAAGAGCGCGCAAAGTATTGCCGGATGGAGTTGTTAAAACCTTGACTTTACCCATAAGGGTTTTTCCTTCCCACCATAGATCGGTAATCATGTGGGAAGAGTTCTTCAAATTAACAACAGAATCATCTGGATGGTCAAGTTCGCCAACTGCTCTGCGATCTCTTACGATGTCCATGTATTTTTCCACTTCTCTTTTAAGAACGGGGAATGGATAGACACGACCATTGCCATTTAATCTTTCTGCTTCATGGCATTTGCCAACGAGGAAAAGGGCTTTGCCTGTTGAAACTTGGTGCTTCTCACTCTCGGTTAGAACGTCAAGGCACATCCCGTCAGGACAAAGTTCATAAAATTCTCTTAATAGTCTTTTGGACATTTTGGACCTTTTTGGTTATCAAGATAAATAGTTGCTTATTCCACAAAAAAGAAAAACCATCCTGTTTTAGCAGGATGGCTGGAATATCGAGCGGGCGCAACCCGCCCGAGCTAACTGCCGTTGCAGCAACGACGAACAGGTTGTAATAACCATTTCTTCATCGCTCACCTCTTTTGTGTAATTCTTTTCATGATAGCTTCTGTGATAGCATCAACTTGTTCTTTCATTTTTCTAGGAGTACGAGGAGCATCCATAGGATCTGCTACATCTCGTAAACCTTTATTTAGACCTTCAATGCTGTCTAAACCATCTTGTAATATTTCGGCTACCATATCCAGTAGAACAAGATAATCTTCTTTTGTTTCTTCGGAAGCAGTAGTACGACCAGACTTTAGGTTGTCAATCAAACTTGGTAATGCTGTTTCTAGATCTCTGACCTTTCCTCTGAGGACTGACCTAACTGTTGCATGTGTGATATCCCCTATTCCGCCATAAAGAGCCTCTTCCCCTTTATCGAACGCGGCGGAAAGACCGCTACCAAATTTATCTAAGCCTGTGTAAGCGACATCCCCGGCTTTTCGCGCTGCTGAACCGGCGGCACCAGCAAGTTTACCACCAATGTATTTACCAGCACCAGCAAGACCTCTGCCAATATCACCGAAGATGCCTTCGTCAATAGCGCGTTGGACTTCTTCTTCGATAATGCGCTTTAGTTGAGCTTCAGTAAGTTTCATAATTTTCCCCTTATTCTTGTGATTTGTGATTAATCTTTATTCCTTCATCATTTACCAACATACTTAAAAAGTATGCTGTTCCTGCTGAAGTCCAACCGCAAATAAAGAAGTTGGCGATTGATTGTCTGAAACTAAATAGTTCGGTGTATGGAGAAAGTAAAAATAAAAACCAACCTGTGTGAAAGCCAAAGCAGAGTGGACAATGGAACAGTTTTCCAAAGCCATTTAGCCATTCCTTTGAAGGTCTTATGCTATTAAAGATAGAAGCATAAACAACAAGGTAAGTAAGGCCATAAGAGCAGAGAGTGAACCAAGCAAGCTGTAGCATTCTTCTTCCATTAGTTAGTGATTTTAGATAACATTTCTCTGTTATCAACAGAGACTATTTGATCAAAGCCTTCGTCTTTTGAAACTGCCTGGAAAGCTTTAAACATTCTGTCAAAGGCAGCGGCAGGAATTGTTTTAGACTTACCGGCTCTTTTGGCAGCTTCAGCTCTTTTTTGAGCAACTGCTTTTATGGTTTCTTCTGCTCCCTCAAATTGGAAAACGACTGCTATCTTTTCATATAATTCTTCGGATCCTTTTATTGCATTTAAGGCAGCTTTCCTAGCACCAGCATTCATGTTGGTCATATCAACAACAATGTCTTTTCCGCTTGGAACGGCAGAAGAAACTCTATCCATAAATAAACTTTGAACTTGATTATTAGCTTGAAGCACTTTATCATAAGAAAGAGGTTGCCAAGTCATAAAAGAAGGAGATTTTACCACCTGTCCATATTTTGGATCTTCTTCACCTTCTTCCGAACCCTGTGGTGGGGCAACGAATAAATCGTCGTAAGTCCAACCAAATCCTTCTGCGACTTGTTCAACAAGGTCATCTCTATTGATAATGTAGGGTTCTTCTGTGAATGTGTTTTGAATCCAGGTAGATTTTCCTACTGATGGTGGTCCAACGAGAACAAAAATCTTCTTCTTATTTTCTTCGGCTTCGTTTACAAAACGATTCCATCTTTCAACGATAAGTTTATAAGACATAGAGAATTCCTTTATCAGTAGGTGAAGGATTGCCAGTAGTAGGCATTTCCGTAAGTGAATGGCGATGCGCCAACAGTTCCTTTCTTGTTCTGTTGAGGGACTTCGCCAAGCTTGGTCGAGTCCTCATCGGATGGATCTGTGAACTGGTCTGTCATCATTTCATCGTAGTTTTCAACGAATTCGAAATAAGGTCTTTCGTCTTCGATATATCGAGAGATATTCAAAAGAAGTAATTTAACAACATCGAACTTGTCGGATGGATAATACTTTGCTTCCATCGAATCATAAACATTACCGCCCTGAATAGATTCGGGGCTTACAAGACCTCTTTTGGTGAGGAAGTGAAATAAACGATTTTGAGCGCCATAAACATAGTCGCTCATAATGTCTTTAGCAAAGGCAGTAATCTTACCGTTCTTTGGTTGAATAACGATGTAAATGTCAGCGTGGTCGAATATCATAACATCATCATTCAAGTTTTTTGAAACTTTGAGCTTGACGATCTCGCTGGGTTCGACTTGTTGTGGTTCTGAAGAACCAAATTTAATCGTTATTGCCATTGTTGGTGATCTCCTCTACAAGTGCTTGTAGTTTTAGGACTTTTTCGAGAACTTGCTCGTTAAGCGGAGTCTTCTTGAAAGATTCGATAAGTTCAAGCACAGAACCTAGTCTTGAAGCAACAGAACTATCGCTGTCTTTATAATTAGTAATTGCTTCCTTAATTCTTGAAATCTCTTCGTTTAGGTTGAATTGGAATTGCATCCCACCATCGCTAATTGAAAGGACATAGCTTTCGATAAGTTTGCGTTGGGATTCGTTTAGGTTGCTGTTATATTTCTTGTTGAAGTTCTGAACAACCTGACGATAGACAAGGTTATCAATGGGTTGCATTTCGCTCTTCTTGCGTTCAACTGGGCGCTCCATAAGAGTTCCAATTAGTTTACGTTCAAGAATAACCTTTTGCTTTACGTCGGTTTCTGCACCGAAGATCTGCGAGATAGTCGCCATAGTTTTGTAATTTGGCATAAAGGTTTCAAAGCAGTTTTGACCTATGTTCTTATTAACCCAGTTAATCAATTTTGTTTGTTCATTAAAGATTGTTTTATGATCTAGTGTTTGATAAGCACGATAACTTTCTTGGATCAAACGCATTGCTGTGAAACCATCAACGCTGTTTGTCTCGTAAAGGGTTCTGTATAAAGAAAGCTCTTGTGCAAGCGGCTTTCCTGTTTTAAAGAAATGAGCAAGCACTTCTTTGATCTGTGTTGCTTTATCTTTATCTTGTTGCAAGGAGGCAACTGCAAATTGCTTTACGAGTAGTTCGTAAAGAAAAGCGGTGTTTCTTTTCTTATTATGGCGTAATCTCATTTTTTCTTCTCCAAGGATTCTAGTAGTCGTTCTATTTCTTTTTCTGTGCGGAAGACCTCTGCCTCTTCCTCTGAGTAATTAGTTGTCTTACTCTCTGATAGACCTCTGGCTAACCGGCCTAAATCACTACGGCCAGCCCAGGAACGTTTTGTTAGACCAAAGATAGCTTCAGGGCTATGAATAGACTCTGTGTGTTTCTTTCTAGCAACCGAGCCTTTATTTCTTGGTTTATCTGTATAATAATTCCAACTACCGCTTGGGCTAACGACCTTCCTTACCTTTCTACCCTTTCTAAATAAAACATCCTCGTCTAACTCATCTTCTTGTAAAGGAGCGGCACCAGGAGAAGGTAGCGGGGCTGTTTCTGCCCCACCGCCTCCAGGAGTGCCACCAGGAGCGGCCAATAGTGGTTCTTCTGGTGTTCCTGGTTCTGGTGCGGCTTCTGCTTCGCCACCTTCTGGTGCTGGTAGTTCTCCGCCACCAGCTTCCTCACCACCAAGTTCAGGACCACCAAGACCACCGAGGCCACCAAGCCCACCGCCGCCGCCAAGAGCGCCAGCTTCTTCTTGCATTTTCTCAGCAACGGCGTTGATCTGAGCATCAAACTTGCGGTCATAGAAGATCTCACGTTGGTTGCGAAGGAATTCTTCTTCGGACATATTGAATAGTTTTTCGGCAATCCAACGACGGGAGAAGTAGCCTTCTGTTGCCTTACCAGCAACATCGAACTTGGTAGACCAATGCTCTAGTTCTTGCATTTCGGCAATACGAGATGGGTTGTTCAAAGATAGGGAGAAGTTTAGAAGATCATCGCCTCTAAACCCAATGGTGTAAAGATGGATAATTCCGATCTTCTCTAGTTCAGAAACAACAATTCTTTGCAGTCTTTGAATTGTTCTAGCAAAGCGAATGTCTTTCTGTGCTAGAGTTGTCTTGTCTTCTTCGGCACCTTCTGCTCTTGAAATGTAAGATGCTGGGATCTTGAGGGCAGAGAATAGTTTATCACGGAGATATTTAACGTCGTCGATATCGCCTGTGAATGTACCACCTGGGAGTGAAACAATATCTGTGGAAGAACCGCCGCGAACAGGAATGTAATAATCCTCTTCAACCGAGAGTGGATTGTATCGAAGGTCAACACGACCAGTTGAGTCATCCAAAATAGAATTGCGCTTTAAGGAAGTGATAACCTTCTGGACGTATTGTTCTACTTCATTCGGGGGAATAGCACCAACGTCAATCTTGAAAACGCGGCGTTCGGGCGCACGAACAATACGATAAGCCATCATAGCATCTTCTAGAAGAGTTAGTTGTCGCCAAATACGACGAGCGGCTTCAAGAACAGAAGTTCCATAAGGAGCATATTTATCATTACCAAGGATACGGAAGTGTGCAACCTGCCAGTTCTCAAAAGTCATACCGGCAGAGTTCCATTGGAACTGAACGTAGTTTGGATTTGTCTTGTCCTCACCTTCAAGTCTTTCAAGTTCTTGTGGGGGAAGACCAATTGAGCTTGTGATACCCTTTGATTCATCAATGTCAAGGTAGAGGAAGAAATCTCCATATTTACACATTGTGCGGCACCAACCAAAAAGGTTGAAATTAATGTTTAGGATATCGTGATAAAGAGAATGTAGAACGCCTTTGATTTCATCATTACGGCACTTGATATTCAACATTGGCTGAAGGGCTGAATAAGTTGTCATCTCATCAGCGTAGATGTCAAGGGCAGAGGCAATTTCTGGTGTGTATTCCATTTGATCGAAATCCACATAACGTTCGGAACGATTGTGGTTGATCATAATAGCATTCTGCATATTGGAGAACGCATAAAGCTGTGAACGCTTGAATTGCTGACCGGAAGCAGAACGGAATTGTGAGGAGTACTTATCCATCAACGATCTGCGAAGTCGTCTAGTGGATTGTGTCCTGTAATTAACCATTGGACCGGAGAACACTTTTGTTAATCTCTGGAATAAGTCGGTCGCTGGGTTTCTTGGATTTTTATCTTGTTTTGCCATTTTTAGCCCTTTATCTTAATATCCAGCCATATTGTTTCTGTTCCATCGCTCTATCCCAAGTTTCTTGTTTGAAGCCCTTAATATTGTGGCCTTTCATACCTGGGATTGAAGTGATAAAAACGCTGTTTGAAGCAACCATTGAATTTACCATTGCTTTCTTGTATTCTATTTCTCTGACGTTCACGGTTAGTGCTGTATCTTTTACCCAGCAGCTAATCGCTAATGACATAACTAGATCGTCGTGATAAGAACGCATAGCCTGCGCTCTATTGTCGTTCCAAATAAATGTTTTGAATTCCGACGCTAATCTTGTAGAATAAAATCTAATCTGCTTATTTCTAATAAACTCTTCCATCTTTGCTATAACGAGTGGTCTTGTTTTTGAGGATGTTGTAAATCCTGGCACGACTCTCTCACTATCATAAGATTCGGCTGCTTCTACAAATTCGTGTGAACCTTTTGCTGAATGGTAGATATTAGGATAACCCATCTCTCTCAATTTTTCAAGTACTGAAATGCCTAAAGAGTTATTTTCTACTACCAAAAGACAATTTCCAAATTCTCTTCCGGTATTGTTTAGTAAATAGGCAAAATCGCTAAGAGTTGGCTTGCCTTGGTATTCGCCAATGACTTCCATAGTTTCCAGTTTTGTAAGGTGGAAAACGGAATAGTCAGAGCCGTCGCCTCTTGCCACATCGGCAACAAGCAAATAAGTGCTGTTTGAATCATATTGCTCCCATAGCCATAGGTTTCTATCGAAGCCTGTGCGGAATAACGGTTCTCTTGCTTCTGCGTCCATTCTAGCTAGGTCTTGCGAACCAATTACAGTTTCGCCCGAGGAGTTGAACGAACATTCTAATTCCTGTGCGATCTGACGAGGAGACATATTTCTTGTCTCTTTCTCAAACCAAGCTTGATCTCTTTCGGGATGGACGGTCCAGGGAAGGTTAATCGGGTGGAAGTCATTCTTGCCAGATTCGGCATCGGAATAGGTTTTATGGAACCAGTTGCCTACGCCGTTAGGACTTGATAGAGCAATGCAGCGACCACCAGTAGAGAGGGTAGGATAAAGACCGGTCCATAGTTCGTCCAAGCCTTCAACGAACGCAGCCTCGTCTATTACGAGCAAAGACAGGGCTTCTGAACGACCGGCATCACCAGAGGTAGAAGAAGCCTTTACCTGGGAGCCATTTGTTAATTCTAATGAACTTCTGTTGTCTGCTTTGATGCTAGCAATCTTTAACCACGCAGGAAGATTTTGAACGATGTTCTTAACTTTCTTTACCAAGTTAGAAGCAACAGTAAACTTGGTCGCGACAACCAAAACGTTCTTATCGCGGTGAAAAAGCAAAAGCCAAGCAATGTAGGCTGCTGTTACAGTAGAGAAACCTAATTGCCTGGCTTTAAGAACGACATTGAAACGATAGTCGTTGAAATCTTCAATTGCTTCTTTCTGGAATTCGTAAAGTTCGAATGGGATAAGACCGCGTTGAGGGTGGGAGATCTTACAATAGGAGTTGATGAAATAGACAGCATCTTTACCCGACTTGACTATTTCTTTTAAAATCTCCTGTTTTGTTAGACCTGGAGGCATCAGACCTTTCTTGTGTCGTTTTCTGGCCTCTTGCCGCCAAGATCACCCAACTTAACGAATTCTTCAAATTTGGCTTCAACCGAATTTCTCGATTCAGCTTTGACGGGATCGACACCTTCGGCCTTGATTTGATAGGCTCTATGGGCTGTAACCCAATAACGAACGCGAGAAGAGTTCTCGGCACGGACTTTGACTTCTCCGATTGGAGTCAGGGTTAAAGAGCCTTTTGCTTTTGCTGTACCCTTATATTCCTTCTTAATGAAGTTGACGACTTCTTGGATGCGTTCCACAACTTCAGATTCAAGGTTGCCTCTATAAATTTCGTTCAACATAATTTCTGAATGGTAATTTACGATTAGTTGATCGCCGCTGAACTTAACGCCGAAACCATCCATAACTCTTTTATCGAGAAGAGGATTTCCTTCTTCTCTTCTGAGGCCGATTTTGACGGGTTCGCCTGTGCGTGTGCGCGCACCGTCATAGCCCATCTCACCAACGATTTGTGAAATTGCTTGTACTACTTCAAGAATTGTTGCCATTTTTATTGGGCCTCCAGCCTGTTTTCCATCTTTCTTCTCTTCCCTCGACCCATTGAACATAACATTCGAAACAGCATTCAAACTTCTTCAAACAGAAGTCATCTTTTGCGTTATTCTCTGTTTTAGAACAAATGGGACAAGGGACATAAGAACTTTCTCTAGTAAGTAGTTTTTCCGTAATAAAAAACCCATCATTCTCGACTTTTCGCTCTTTGTCCCAAGTGTCGAGGTCTTTCTGCTTTAGCTGCTTTAATTGTTGGAGATAAGTTTCTTCTTTCCGGTCGTTCCAGTAGCCTCTAATATTATCTACTGCTTCTTGACCATATTTCTTACCAATAGCCTGTTCATAACGAGCGATCTCGTTCCAATCTAGTTTTGGTTTTTCCATTTCAGTTTCCTACTGCTGTTGCGATAGAAAATGTGATGCCGCCGCCGATAATAAAACCGGCTACTATTCCTGCTGTTACAAATAGAGGAATGTTTCTTTTTTCGAGCCTTGAAAGTTTGTGAGTTAGATCATCGATTTGTTTTTGTTTGCTTTCGACGCTAACGAGAAGCCTTTGCTTTTCTGCTTCGGCCATTACTGTCTGAAGTTCTAACCTTTGATCGCATTCGATCTTGGCGACATTAACAACGTTTTCGATCTCAATCTTAAACTGTCTTTCTTTATTTTCATTATCAGCAATGATGGTTGCAGTTGCGAAATCGTCAAAGCAAGTTGCCTGGAATGGGACAACGCCGCCTTGTGGGACAAGGGTGAATCTTCCTTCACCGGCATAAGAATTAGTAGGGATCAATAGGGCAAGTAAGAGGAATGCTTTATTCAACATATTCAAATCCATAAATGTTTGTTATTGCGTTTATTATCTTTTCTGGTTCATCGGTTCTCTGTTTAACCAGTTCTTTTGTTCTCTTAGTCTTTTGAACCTTCAAAGCATCTATTTCTTTTTGGTATCTTACTGCTTCATCGTCAAGTTGTTTTTGAAACTTTCTAATTGTTTCATCTCTCTTGGCTATTTCTTCCTTGTTAATCTTTTCGATCTCTTTCATTTCGGCGTTTTGGGCTTCAACCAAATCATCATAAACTTGGGCCATAGCACTCTTTTGGTTCGCTGAATGGAACCAGAAGCCAACGATAAGACCGAGAATAAGGATCTCACGCCAATATTTCTTTAAGAAAGAAAAGATGGTTTTGAGATCCACACCAACAACAAGGTTTTGTAAAATTTGTAAGAATGACATAATGTAAATAGTTTATTGACTTACGAAAGCAAAGCCGTCTTTATTATCTATCTCGATGGTCGCATCGACAACATCTTTAAGACTATCCAAGTGGGAAATGACCAGGATTGTTTTAAACTGTGTCTTCAAGATGTCAAGAAGTTGTGTAAAGGTTTGAAGATGGTTTTCATCCAAAGCAGTTCCAGGTTCGTCCAGGATCATAATGTCTGATTTTGGAAGGTTCGAAACTTGGAGAAGAGCCAGACGAATAGCCATAGCGGCCATAGTCTTTTCGGCACCAGAAGCCATAGATAGTGGTCTTGGGTCTTGGTCTATGTGCTTGATTTGGATTTCAAGTTTATCTCCATCTTCTTCAAAGAAAACGTTGAACTCTGTTAGGTTGGAAAGGATCTTTGTGATCTCTTCGTTGATAATTGGTAGTTGTCTCTTGATAATGTCGTAAGCAATTCCGTTGGAATGCATAGACTTCATAAATAATTCATAAGCAGAGAATTCATCGCGAAGAGCAAATAGTTCTTCTTGTTGTGAAATAAGCATTTCTAACTTCTGTTCTGCTGAACCTATCTTACGATTATAGATCGTGAGTTTTCCAGCGCAATCTTGTTGTTGATCGCGAAGGTCTGCTCTCTTGGACTTCAACTTTTTTAGAGACAGCATTAAACCTTGTGTGTTCTTTATCTGCTCTTTGGTCTGCTCGTAAAGGGCTTCCTTGACAGTTAAGGCTTCTAGTTCTTCGTTTAGTTTGCTGGCGTCGAATAAACCACGTTCGATGTAGAATTCTAGGTTCTTTATCTCTCTTGTTAGTTCTTCTTTCTTAGCAACGATAGAGTTGTACTTTTCTAGATCACCAGCAATCCCATCGGGGTTATGACCAGCCAGTTGTCCCTTACGGTCTTCTAGGCTTTGTGTCTTCTCTGGGATTGTTTCGATTGTTTCAGTTGCGTCCTTAATGAACTTACACTTTGGGAATTGACTTCCGCAAGGAATTCCATCAAGCAAGTTTGATCTGCTGCTGGCTACTTTGATTTCTTTTTCAAGAGCAACAATTTCACTACGAAGTGTGTCGATGTTGTTCTTCCTTAAAAGAAGAGCCTTATAATCAAAGACTTCTAGGAATGAATTGACTTTGCCAAGGAGAGTTTTCTTTTCGCCTAATGTCTTTTGGTTTTCTTCGATTTGACCTAGCGTTGTAAGGTGTTGAAGGTTCTTTTTGGAAATGAGATTTTTTAACTCTGCTCCATCAATAACTTCTGTTGAAGAAGAACTGATTTGAGATTGAAGTTCTTTTATCTCTTCTTCGATCTTTGTTATTTGAACTTCTAGTTCTTTACAACGCTCTGTAGCATCAGCAAAAAGTTTCTCGCTTTGTGTAAATTCATCTCTCGCTGTTTCTATCTCTTGTTCGAAGTTTCGACCTTCCAGACGACGTAGGGATCCTTTAAGATCGGCACTATCCTCTTTTGCGAGTTTGAACTTCATCTCAAAGATTTCAAGATCAAGGAACTTGGCGATAATCTCCTTACGGCGGGTGCTTCCCTCACGAACAAAAGATAATCCATCAAGTTGGCTTGACATAGAAGTGTTCAAGAAGTCGTCAATTGTTCCAAAGACACGACGAATGTTTTGATCTGTCTCGATTCTGGAAAGTCCATTAAGGCTTTCGCGGACATTTGAAACCGTGCATTCCTTATAGAAGTTTAGGTCTGTCTTGGCTTCTTCAACAATCTCGCCCTTTACTTTCTTCTTGTGCCTTGTAAGACTTCTTTCGACGGTGTAAATGTCGGTGTTGATTGTGATTTGAGCAACAGCAGAAGCAACATCCCTTTGTTGGTTTATAACGTTGATGTTCTTTCTTTCGTTCTTTGACGTTGTGTTGAAAAGAGTGAAGAGTAGTGAATCAATAATGCTAGACTTTCCTGAGAAGTTCTTGCCGAAAATGCCGACAATTCCAGACAAATCAGCAAAGTTGATTTTGTTCTCTTCGCCATAGTTGAATAGATTGCTCCATTCCAAAGAACGAATGGCCCAATTGATGTTTCGGGAAACTTCTTCTGTTTCTTCGACAATAGTAGAGTACTTTTTGTTTAACGATAAGACCCTTTGAATAATCTCTTCGCTACATTCATAGTCCTTCAAATACTCACGAATGAACTTCTCCAACACAATAGGATCACGCAGGTTTTCCTTTGTAATTGTAGATGCACTTGTTCCTTCAAGACCTTGATGATTATCTGCCCTGGAAAGAACAGAAACCGATTCTGGCTTGAACTTATGCTTCACCAAATCAACAGCACGTTGGATCTGTTGAGAAGTTAGATTGGAAGTTGAAGCAACACGAATTCTTGCTCCCTCGACAACCTCAACCTTCTTGGGAAGTTGGCCGTTGGAATCCAAGTTAATTGTGATAAATGGTTTTGGGTTATGGATCTGAACGTGTTCGCATTCAAATTGATCTTTGCTGTGGATAGTCCATAGCAAATAACCCTTATCATCTGTCTCGCCAAAGTTCTGCTGGATAGTAGAGCCAGGATAGCGAACCCTGCCTTCTGCGTCTAAGGCTTGGTTGGTCTTGTGGATATCACCAAGAAAAGCGTAATCGTGATCAGCAAAAATATCAACACTATGGTCGCCCTCCTGCATAGTCCAGCCGATATCGGTCTTCACCCCGGCCACCGCTCCGTGGTAGAGAGCAATGTTTATCTTGTTTGGATTAGTTGGCTTTACCCACCGTTCCTCATCGAAAACAGACAGGACATTCAACGTAAGTAGTTCATTTACTTCAACTTCGCCCGATGCTTTTAGCAAGTGCAGGCTAGGGTGAGTTAGTGCCTGGACGATTGGGGTAATGGCATCCTGCCGATTAGAGTTCTTTAGGTTTCCATCGTGGTTGCCAAGAATGACGTAAGTTGGTGCGATGTTGGCAAGATTTGTCAAGAAATCTGAGGCCAAATCGAAAAACTCTGGTGAGAGTTGCGTTTTAGTGTGAGCAATGTCCCCACAATGAACGATAAGATCGACCTTTTGTTCTTTTAGTTTCTTGTAAAGGTCGTCAAAGGCAACTCGGTATTCGTAATGATATTTGTAATTTCGGATGTGGGTGTCCGAAATGTGGGCGATGCGAAGGCTCACAGGTTCTCCGTTTTAGGAACTTATTATAACACACGGAGAGAAAGAGGTCAAGGTTTATTTCTTGACTGTATTCTGCTTGAACTGTCTTGCTAAATAATCTTGAATGGCTTTTGTGGCCGTCCATTCTCCCATTGGTTCGTCATCG